CTAAAATAATATAGCGCCCTTTATCACGCGCTTCCAAAAAGTATTCTCGGTATGTCTCATCTTCTTCTAGTAAGTGAACTAACGCATAATCATAATCGTTAAAATTTTCACTGTCATATAGAAGACAACGGGGAACTTCATGACTTATCTTGATCATAACTTTTGATTTATAATAAATATATGAAACTATTCTTCATCAATCAAGTCGTAGTGTTCTCCTGTGTTTCCATTTTGCATAATTGCTCTCATTCTTCGTTCTTCGGCTTCATCATCCTCTTGCTGCATAGCATAGTTTGAGCAAGGAGTTGGTCTCATATCAGTATGGGTACCATCATGGTTATTAGTATAACTAGTAGTACTAATAAAGTCTGATTTGCCTTCTACGGCATTTTTAACTAGCACTGACATAATTTTACCTGAGGTATCGTCTATAATAACGTGTCCTTGATTATTTTCAATTTCTAGTCTCATTGATTAGCAAATTTTAAAATTATTCCGTATTCATTTCTTTGGGGGCAGTAAAAAAAGTGTTTTACAGTCCACCCTACATAAGCCCCACTATAAAAACCTTTTGTAAAAGTAGCATGAGCATTTTTACCCCACACTATTTTTTCTCGGACGTCCCCGTCTCGATTTTCTATTCGCGTATGGTGTTGTTCGTTTAAATTCATTACAATAATTATAATAAGATAATAAATCCATATTCCATTCGCAAAGTTCATCTTCAAGTTCTTTACGAGTCATTTGGAAATGGGATGTAAAAGCATCATATAATGCTTCTAACCGACTATTTTCTTCTTTTTCATGATCTTCCATTAAACGCTTGTAGCGAGCAAGATCAACAGCTAGTATCTCTAACTGGTCTGAATGGTCATGTCGATTTAGGTCAACTTTATCTTTAGCATTGTGAAGTGCTAATTGTGCTTGCCAAAAATAAGTTGATTCATTAAAATCACCATTTTTAATTCTGTCGCAAAGATGAGCGCGTTTACCCAATGGAATAATTCCGTCCGTATGACTGCGCCACCACATAAAGCGATTGTAATTTAATGGCTGATATCGCGATAAATTTGCCTCGACTACGTCACGATCGTGTTTTAAAACTTCTTCTCTAATAAAATTAAAAGGCATCTAAAGGATCAATTAATGGTAGGTTTTTATATGGATTAATATACTCATCCTCTTCTGTTTCTACAACCTTTTTTACTTTAGGTTGTGAAAATTTGAGCATTTCAGGACGATTTTCTCTAATCCAACGAATGTATCCGGGATCAAATTGTTGAACGTCTACCCAACTGTGACCTTTATATTTTCCTGAGCGTAGAATCATTTATGAGAAAATTGAAAGATTATTTAATGCTTCAGTTGTGCCTTCGAATCCAGGAATATCTTTAGGTTTATCTAATGTGTTTCCTAGTTCAATATCTTCGAATTTGATTTTAGCAGTATTTTTATTGCTTAGAATATCAAAATCGTATAACATTAATCCTTGTTTTGTAATAGAATTAACACTCATTCCACTAGTAAACAAGCCTAATGGTTTTACATAACCTTTTGAGAAATTATCTTCAGTATTTGGTTTGAATTCCAATACTATTTTTCTCCCGTACTTGTTTAAAGTAGTAAACTCAAATGGTTCTGTTGCTGTTTCGAAATGCTTTTTCATGTCCATAACTCTTATTTCTTTTAAAATTCAACATCAATACTACCTACCTCACCTAACGTAATGTCAAGCATATAATCTAGCTCATCATCGGTAATAAAACCATAAGCATAACCCTTAAACAAACTATCCATTTCCAATCTTCTGTACTGCGTCAACTTGAACATAACCTTATCTTTTTTCAACACGTAAATATACGAAGGCCCTTTCGGGCCTCCAAATATTTTATGTATTTTCTTTTTAGACTTTTGGTTTACCCATTAACATTTTAGTAAATACTTTACCTCCAATTTCTCTTTGATAAGAACCATCATCGTTCATTTCGATTTCTTTACCTTTAAGAACTTTACGGATGATATCTTCATCTGTAACGATTGGGGCACCTTTTGCTTTTAAAATGTCTTTCAACACACCTGATACTTCTACAAAGTAACCTGATTGTTTTAGAAGTAAAGCTGTAATATTAACTGCCGCTGATTTAGCGGGTTTAGAGCCATCGTGACCCATACCTACTGATTTATTACCTGCGTCTTTTTTCTTAGAGACTTTTACAGCATCAAATTCAGGATCGTCATCTAAATCGATAACCATATAGTCTGCGTCGCTTTCAGCTCCCATTACATCCGCTGGAGATTTGTAGTTTGGGTGACCACCGATTGGAGCATAGGCATTATCGATTAGGTCAAATAATTCTTCAGCAAATTCCTCTTTTTCGTCCTGAGTAAGATAAATCCACTTGTTTTTGTCAAAACCCGGTTCCTCGAAGAGTTTACCTTCAGCAAGATATTTTCTTAAATCAAAACTCACTAGATAGTAGGGTTTGTTTGTTCGTCTTTAATAGCATCTACTAAAGCATCAAATGCTGATTTAATATTGTCGTTCATGTAAACATCAGCATGATAATCATCATATACTAAATAATCTAATTTATTAATCAATTCTTTCATTCTGTCACTATGACCAGCTTCAAAATCTGATTGTTCATTTTGTAATTTACCTTCAGCTAGGTATTTTTTTAAATCAAAGCTCATTTTTATACTCATTAATTGTGTCAATAAATATCGGCAAAGGAACTTGATGTCCCATTTCCTCGAGAACTACTTTATAATTGAAATTATTTTCAAGCATTATTTTAGTAAGGTAAGGAGGGATAACATCATCATTTTTACCTAACACAACTACTTTACGATCTTGTAAATCTGCCTCTTCACCAGCAATCGGGTAATTTAAAGCAGGCTCAAATGTGCGATTATGAAGAGCTGGGTTAAATAGTATTGCTGGTTTGCCATATTTTTGGGCTAAAATATCAGCAGCATAACCACCCATACTACTACCAATAATAAGGTCGGGGTCAAATTGATGCATTATAAATTCGAGCTCATTTTGAACCATTGGATTTGTATAATCCATAGCAGGGGCGTGAACACAAAATTCGTTTGCTAAAAAATCAACTTTTGGACCGCCTTGATTACTTTCAAGACCGTGTAAATATAAAACCTTTTTCATTCTTCGTTTGCTAATTCTTCATTAATTTCTTGGAGGATTCGTTGTTGCTCCTCATAACGATCAGCTAAAATTTCGATGTCTGTGTACATAACCATTATCATTTACTGTGTAAATATACGAAGGCCCTTTCGGGCCTCCAAATATTTAATAACGAATTGTTAAATCATCATTGGGTTTTGTTCTTCTAAGTCGTGTAATATCTACCTCGGGTTGTTTAGGAGATTCAGGTTTTTTGGGGGGTGCTGGGGATGGAATATTATCTTCGGTTTCTTCGTCTTCTATTCTCCAATCTTCTTCATCTGGTAATTCTGGTTCTGGGGATTGGTTTTTAAAATCTTCCATTTCTTCTTCAGTCCAAAAACCATCATCTTCAACTACTACTTTTTCTCCGTAAATATTATCTTTAGTTTTAGGGCGTAGTCTTTCAAAAGCATAGTTAGCAGCTACTACAAGAGCAATAGCTAAGGGGTCAAATACAAATATAATAGTTAAAAGAAGGATATTAATAATTTTATCCATAGGAACACCTGTTAAACCTGAAAGGTATTTAAGTGGTCCTAATTCTCCTGCTAGCTCATCGTTAGTAGAAATTTCTACAATTTCAGTTTCATACCCGAATAACTGTTCGTTTAAAGCATCTACTTTAGAATTAATTTCAGTTTGACGAGCAATAGCTTGATCTAACTGTTTTTCTAATGCTCTACGATTTGAGCTTGAAGTTGTAGTTATGATTTGACCCGTTTCGCGGTCTTTATACTGGATAGTATTGTTAGATAAACCAGACCTCAAGTCAGCCACGGCCTCATTAATACTTTCTTTTTCTGCGTTGTATACCGCGAGTTGTTCCTTAACATTATCTCGTTTTACTTCTACTAAAGCAATTTGAGCATCAATTGTTCCTGCTTTCGATGCTGTTTCTTGGTAAGCAGCTGATAAGAAGCCATAGATACCCATACTAGTAATTAATACTAATACTACAGCAGCAGTAGTTAGATAATACTTAAGAAGTTTTGGAATTGTTTCTCTATACTGGTAAAGTAAAGAAGCAATTACTAATTTGGCTACTTCAAGTGAGCCAGCCATGATAATAACTGCTAATGACGCCCCAGCAAAGAGTTTGCTAAGGCCGCTAACAGAATAGAAAGCGGCCGAAGCAGAGACTGACAGGGCAGAGGTTGCGATTATAAAAGGAAATATCCTTTCTTGGATTTTTTTCCACATAGGCGTTTATTTTCTGTTGCCCTTGTGATTATCTATGCGGTCTAAGATTTTATTTAGTTCTTCTGCTTTGATAAAACCGGCCATAGATGCATTCTTAAGGGCACTAATTAGTTGTAATATTATGAATGGTACAATAATAGTTTCACTAAGCCAAGCTGTTCCAGCAAAACCTCTTTCTACCATTAATATTACAGTTAAAAATAATATCCAAGCAATAGCTCTTTTTAATACACGAACTGCTTTTCTAGTTTGGAATCCTTCTCTTTTAATACCAGCTGAGATTCCAAAGAAACCATCAATAAAGACGACGGCAATTAGAGCAAGATATTGTTCAACGTTCCCCATATAAAGCTCGAGGAAGTAGGAGCAAATAAATGACATAGTAGTAGTTGCCGCAGCTGTAAGGAATAAAGTGTTAGTTTTCATATTATTTAGACCAGTTTTCGTAATAGGTCTTTCCCTTAGAGTTCCTTTTAGCTACTAGGATTTGACCTCTTTGTTCACCATCACTATTATATGAAACATGAACCCAATCAGGTCTTTTATCAGTACCAAATTCCCAAATTAATTGGTCAAATGGTAAATTTTCTCTGATGTAATGAAACACTTCTTCGTTTTGTGGACCCTTTCTATAGTCCATATCTATATCAATTGCTTCACCTTTTGAATGTTGTGAAGTTTTAGAACCACCAATTGCTTCATTTAGGGCAATACTTCTATATCCTGAGGATATAAAAATAGGTTTACCAAAATGTTCTCTAATTGGTTGGAATATATTTTCAGCTAATAACTTAGCTGCTTCTAAATGCTCACCTTTAGGAGTATTATCAATACCTCTACGTTTAGCAGTTTGGGAATTAGTAAATTCCCCTAAAGATAAATTTTTTGATAACATCATAATTATTCTTGTTTTTTACCCCAAATCTTATCAACTGAGGCTAATCCTAAAGCACCGAATGCTAAAGCAGCGACAGCATTAACTAAAGATTCTGCAGGAGCAATATGTTCTTCAGTAAATTGATTTGCAAAAAGTGTTATACAAAGTGAAACACCAGCTAAAATACCAACAAATCTTTTGGAGGATGGAGTACCTTTTTCGTCTTTTAAAAGACCTGAGATCCAATCTATAATTTTTTTCATGGTGTTAAATTTATTATAAATATTATTTGTTCTTATAGAAATACTCTAGTATATTTTTTTCTAAGAGATAATCCATTACAAAATTATCACCATATGTAATACTAGTAAAGGTACCTGTGTTTTCTTCTGTTATCTCTATTATATACTCGATTTCATTATAGGTAACTTCATAACTTTCAGATTTTCTAATTTTTTGAATACTTCTATGTTCATCGGTTCTTTCAATAACCTCTTTATCACTCAAGTCGGGAACATTGATGAGTTTGGTTACACACTTAGCATAATTCGTTTGAAGAGTATCTACGAAGAAGATATCATTCATACTACTCATTAGATACAATCGTTGTTTAGAATCCAAGCCACCTGCCTTAAAATTGCCTGTGAACTGAACGATGGGTAGTTTTAATAAAAAGTTTTGTGTATTTTCTCTTAGAGTTTTAAAATCTACGATAGAACTGAGATGATGTGGTTCTGATACTTCCCTATCAAATGGTATGGATAATACATCATAGTAAGTTTCCACACTAACTTTATCTATGATTTGAGGACTCATCTTTATTCTTTTTCAGTTGCGTACTTTACACCCATAATCGTACCAACGATTGAGAATGCGTTAGTTAGGAGAATACCAAACATATTACTCCAAGTAGAACCTATGATTTGTGTATCAGTACCAGAAATTAATGCTAAACCATACATAGCAGTTGTGAGAACACCAACTCCTATAATCACATAAAGTGCTACTTTAACAATTGTACTGATTAACTCAAATTGTGTTTTCTTTTGCATTAGTTCCAAATCTTCTACAGCATCGTCTCTTAATTTTTCAGCTTCAGCTCTAGCTTTTTCAGCTTCTTGTTCAGATAATTTAGCTTCTTCTAATGCAATTTGAAGATCCTTCATTAAAGAATCATTTTCTTCTTGTTTAGCAACTAAATCTTTATTTTGGGATTGGACTTTCTTAGTTACTTCTAATCGTTTTTTACGAACAGCAATATCTTTTTCTTTACATAATGCAAGGTAGTCCTCAAATTCTTTATCACCTTTTGGGGCTTTAAGAATTTTAAGGAAACTACCTTCTACATAGATTTTTCTTTTTTTTGCAACCTCTAGTAGAACATTTCTAGTATGTTCTGTTACTTCAACCATTATTTGTATATTTTAAATGGGTTTGTTTTATTTACATACCCATCATAATCATTTCTAAATTCTTCTAAACGGGGTTCGATATCATCTGATTTAATAATCCAGAATTGGGCGCCTGCTTTTTTAGCTTTTTCAATTTCTTGATAATCATCTGAGGAGGAGATGATACCAATTACACATCCATTTCCATATTCATTGTTAATTTTATCAATCATTTCTATCCCATTAAATGATGAACCTATGATATTTAAATCAACAAACACACATTCAGGACGTTCGTGGTTTGGGTCATCTGGGAACCAGGATTTAAACAGCTTGTCTGCTTCATCGCTTGAGTTTAGTGCCTCCAATGAAAGGGTTATATCTAGAATACTACATGCATCTTCGAAGACTAAGTGGAATAGATCTTCATCATCTATCAACATGATTGAGTTTATCATCTTGTTTATTTTATTTTGATTTTTAATTTTGTACCGGGGGTGATTTTTTCTGCTGTTATACTAAATCCGTGTTCACGTAGTATGGCTATACATATGTTTAGTCCTAATCCAGAGCCACTTTCTTTTTGATTTTCTTTCCTAGTATAAGGTTTAGATAATTCAATAAATTCTTGTTGAGTTATACCTCTTCCGTTGTCTTGAACAACTAAGGTACTATCATTCTCCATAAAAATCTTTACAGATTTAGTAGAACTATCATTATATTTTAATCCGTTACGAATTAAATTATCGATAGCAGTACAAAATAAAGGTTCATTAACATCAATTATAGGTAAACGATCAATAATAACTTGTTTTGTATATGATGTAGATGATAAATACTCTGAGAGTATTTCTTTTAGGTTATGTGGTTTTTTATCTAATTGTACATCTTCTTTTACTAAGTTTGTAAATTCTTTTACTCCTGAGTAAACTTTTTGAGTATGTTTTAATCCCTCCTCTAACATTTTAAGTGGAGCATCAATTTTTAACTCTTTTACTTTTTCATTAGATAATCTTCTTCTTAAAGAAGATAATCCTCTTGGCATATAGGTGTTAATACCACTATGCATATCATGTCTAAGAATTTTTGCGGCGTGCTCTAAATAAGAATTTTTCTGATTAACTATTATTTCAGATTCATGTTGAAGAGTTATGTCTTGGGCTATTTTTAAAACCTTAACATATTTTCCTTGGGAATTTTGTATAGGAGTATATGTTCCAAACAACCAAACTTCTTTTCCTCCTTTTCCAATTCTTTGAAATTCACCACTAACACTTTGACCTAATTTTAACTTTTCCCAAAATTCAATATATTCCGAGCTTTTAGCATATTCGGGGGATACTAGTAATCTATGTTGTTTGATTTTTAGTTCGTTTTGAGTATAACCCATTACATTACGAAACTTTGAATTTGCTGATAGGACATATCCATCCATATCTAATTCTACAACCATATTAGATTTTTCAATAGCAGCTAATTGTAAGTCTGCCTTTGCTTCTTTTGATTTAGTAGTACGAAGAAAATCATATACCACATATGCAAATGGTGGTATAAATGCAATTACACAACCATACCCAAACTCAGCAAGAAAGTAGGAAGGTTCACACCATCTAAATACAATACAAGTTTGTACTGAAAAGAAGGTAAGTATGATAGCACCAGCTATGCCTAAACATATTTTCGCAAACTTATTCACTAAAAATTTTTATAGGTCTGATTTGCGTAATCCTAGTTTTTCAAATAGCCATTTAGAAGGACAGAACTTGGTCCAAACACCAACGTTTAGCATAACGATTACAAATACTACAACCCACCAATTTTTATAAATTAGACCACCTAATAATACTAATGACATTAAAAGGTATACAGCTCTAACTGATGTCCAATTTTTAAAATCTTTTAATTCAATAAATAAGAAAAATAATACAGGATAAATTTTAGCCCATACTTTTCCTAATAATCCTTTAATTTTATTTAATAAGTTTTTCATAATTACATACTTAAGAATCCAGCAATAGCTACTTTAACACGGACCCAAAATCTTTGTTTCCAGGGTAATGCTTTAAATTCGTTTGTTTTAAAAATATCTTCTAATTCTTCCATGATTATAAATATAAAAAAAGGGGTGCTAACGCACCCCTTGATCATATAAAGTTCCCCTGGAGTGGGAAGATTAAATTTTATTTTTTTACAGTTTTTCTAGAAATACCGCTTTTAGAAATACCACTTTTAGAAATACCACTTTTAGATCTAGGTTTTCTTTTTTTAGTAACTGTTTTTTTAGATGTCCCACTTTTAGAAACAGCTTTTCTTGATGATCCACTACCTTTAGATTTTGGGGTAGTATCTTTTAAAATAGTTTCACTAACTAATTCTTTTTTAGTAAATAAACTTTTTAACCAGGCAAGTAACTTTTTCATTTTTTTTTGTTTTATTATATGTTATACATATTAGGAAGGACTGTAAGATAGCCAAGTAGTTACAATATACTTATGGTCTGATATAGGAGTATGTCCTTTATGTACAAAGGGGTATGAAGCAGGATGGATTAGTAATTGACCTTTTTTAGGTTTTACTTTTAAACCTGTATATAAAAGTTCAGTTTCTCCTCCCTCTTCTACATCATTTAAATATAAAATAAATACAAATAAACGTTTTGACATTTCAAAATTCCCAGTTTCGGCATGCCATCCGTTATAATGACCTGTATTTTGGTCATATTTTTGAATTTGCATAATTTCATAAAAAGTAGGAGAATAAAATAGCATATGTTTATTAAATTCTTCTTGATAAGGTAAATTACCTAAATATTCCTCTGTAAGACATTCATTAAAAACTTGATTAATGGTATCATCATATTTTTCTCTTAGTTCAGGATAACTAAAAATATCAAGATCTGAGGTTTGTTTTACATTATCATCAACTCCTACTCCAGATTGTCCTCTACGGGCTAAACCTTGAGATTTATATAATTCAAAATCATTAATAATTGAATTACAAAACTCAGGAGTAAATGCCTTCTCTTTTACGAAAACAAAATCGTTTAAATTCATAATTTTATCCATCACAACTAATACAATCTACAGTTCTAGAACCTAAGTCACCTTTGATAACAGAATCTGTTCTTAAATAATATAACGTTTTAATTCCTAGTTTCCAAGCTTCCATATGAACTTGATTAATCCATTTAGGTGAATCAGTTGGGGCAAATGCTAAGTTAAGTGATTGGGTTTGGTCAATATACTTTTGACGAGTAGCTGCTTGTTGAACAAGACCTAATTGATTAATTTCAGCGAAAGTTAAAAATACTTCTTTTTCATCTTCACTTAAAACATTGTGAGGAAGATTTATTACTGAACCTCCATCGGCTAAGATTTGATCCCATACTTTATCGTTATTATGTCCTTTTTCAATTAGCAACTTTTCTAATTCAGGATTTTTAACAATAAAAGTACCTTTAGCTCCATTAAATGTATAAATGTTTGCTGGATGAGGTTCAATACCTGCTGAACATGAATTAATACGTGAATTTGATACTGTAGGAGCGATTGCCAACAAATGGGTATTTCTCATACCTGTACCTCTACACCAAAGTGGTTCACCATATTCCTCAGCTAATTGACGAGATGTTGCTTCTGCTTTAGTTTTAATATCACTAAAGATAGTATGAGTCCAAGCTGTTGAAGCAATAGAATTAAATGGAAGGTTTTTCTGTTGTAGGAATGTATGCCATCCCATTACACCTAAACCTAGTGCTCTACCTTTTTTAGCATGTCTATGAGTACGAATCATAGATTCTTTACCATTAGTTTTTTCAATAAACTCTTCCATAACACCATCAAGGAAATAAATAGCAGTTTCAACTACATCTGTATCTTTCCATTCATCGTACTTAGCTAAGTTTAAAGAAGATAAACAACAAATAAAGCTGTGTTCCTCATCTGTATGAAGAGTAATTTCAGTACAAATGTTAGTCATAGAAACATTTAAATTATTCATCATATAAGCTAAAGGATTTGCTTTATTAACATTATCCTTAAACATGATATAAGGTTCACCTGTTTCAACACGTGATTTAAGAATCTCAAGCCATAATTTCATTGCTTCAGGATCCCTATCATTTAAGCGACGCATAAAAGCATCATCAACTACAGCACATTGGTGTAGATTTAAACATTGTCTATTTGGATCCCCTTTAGGTCTACGAATTTGTAAGAATTCATCAATATCTAAGTGATTAATATCTAAGTTTACTGATGCTGCTCCTCTACGAACTGAGCCTTGGTTGGTTGCTATAATAGTAGAATCATAAATTTTAGCCCAAGGTACTACACCTTCACTTTTTCCGTTTCCTCTAATTGAAGCTCCTCTTGGTCTAATTCTACTAAGGGATATACCCACGCCTCCCCCATAACTAGTAAGGCGCATAAGCTCCGCGTTAGTGAGCCCAATACCACGTACCGAATCCGGAGTATCAATACCAAAACAACTAATAGGCAAACCCCTATCAGTACCAGTATTACTGAGAACAGGACTAGCGAGTCCAATCCAACCATTCCAAATATATTTAAAGAATTTATTTTCTAAATCAGGTCTATTTAAACGCATTGCTACAGCATGAGCTACTCGTCTATAAGCCTTACGAGGTGTTTCCCCAGGTAATAAATATCCTTTAGAAATAGTTGATAAAGCTACTTCATCAAAAAACTCAGGGTAATCTTTACCTCGTACCCATTGTGTATAATCTGCTACTAAATTGTTATCCATAATTAAAAAATACTTTCATCCCACTCCATGTGGCCTTTTGAATAATTTGTTACTCGGTTTGCGAAAAAGTCTGTGTGTTGTTTTCCAGCTGAAAGGTGATCAAACCATTTCATTCTTCCTACAGCATTCATATCAACATCACTAATAATTGGTTTATAACCTAAATCACTTAACTTAGTATTTACTCTATTTTTAATAAAGTGAATTAGATCATCTTTAGCACATCCTTCTAGATCACCAAGTTCGTAAACTTTTTCAATAAAGTCAAGTTCAAGTTTAAGAGATAGTAAAGCTGCTTCATTAATTGCTGCTTCTAGTTCTGGTGTTTTTAGTTCTGGGTTTTCCTCAATAAGAGTTCTAAATAACCAGCAACCTGCTTCTGAGTGCATTGATTCATCTCTAATAGACCATTCAACAATTTGTCCTACACCCTTTAGTTTATTACGCATTTTAAATGATAATAAAACAGCAAATGAACTAAATAAATTAACACCTTCAGTAAATGCTGAGAAGATGGCTAATGATTTAGCTCTTTCGTGCCAATCTACTTCACCATTAAATGAATCTCTTACATTCATAAGGTTTTCAATTTTAGCCATTGTTGTTTCATCTTCTAAAAATTCACTAAAGTCATCTAATCCTAACTCTTCATTTAACAATGAATATGCTTCTGCGTGAATTGTTTCAAATGCGCCGAAAGTTGTAGCCATCATAATTACCTCTGGTTTGCGGAACCACTTAGTAACTAAACCTGACCAATAATCATTTACTACTGTTTCTGTTTGGGCAAATCCTTTAAGAATTGAACCAATAATATTTTTTTCGGTTTCGGTTAGATTTTGTTTCCAATCGTTAATATCACTCATCATTGGAACTTCCGTATGTAACCAGTGAGCTTGCTGTTGTTTCATCCAATACTCGTGAGCTTTTGGGTATTCAAATGGTTTATAAACGATACGTTCCTGCAATAGAGATTTCTTCTTTGCCATTGTTTAAATTAAGTTAATAAGTTAAGAATTAAATAAAAGGTCGCGCAACTGGTTTTTTTCAGATAAACTAAAATTATCTTTAATTGTGGAACCTTCATTTGTAGTAGATTCGGAAGGACCTGCTAATGCTTCATATTCTTCATCACTTACAATTTTATACTCACCAATAGCAATATTGATAGCAGCATTATAAGTAAGTCCATCCATTCCGTATCGATTTTTCATTATATGTAGTTTTCCTACTCCTGTTTGTTTGTCTTTTGCTCTACGAGAAATTGATGCCGCAAAATCTGTGATCATCATTTTGTCATAGGAGCCCGCTGCTTTATGTCCTTCAATAATTTCGTCTGTAGCTCCTTGACGGTTTACTTGGGAAGCAGACCAAATTGGAATATTAAGCTCGCGGGCTAATCCTTTAGTGCTTGTATAAATATCATCAATTTCTTCCTTACGCTCACGAGCCGACTTCTTTGATTTAAGAAGGTCAACATAATCAATAACTACCAAATCTAATTTAGTACCTAAATCTTCACATTTTTGGATATGGGATTCAATAGTTGATATAGAAGCTTTACTAGGTGGGAATCCTTTAATAATAAGATTTCCAGGTAACTTAGTCATAACTGCTTCAACCTTATCTTTATGAGCTACAATTTCATTAGCTGGGATTTGGGTGAAGTAGGCATCAAATCTTCTACCTACATAATCTTCACCTAATTCTAGGGTATAATAAACTACATTATAACCCATTCTAACAGCATGTCCTGCTAAAGCAACGAGCGACCAAGATTTACCAGCTCCAGGCCCACCAAATATAAGGCCAAAATCGCCATTTCCAAGTCCACCCTGTAATAGGTCATTAAACTCACTCCAGGGTGTTGGGATAGTAATGCGTTGTTCCTCGCGATAACGCGATTCAAGATCTTTGATATATTCATGTCCTATATTTTTATCCATTCCTGCTTTTAGAGCGTTATCAATTAACCCTCTAATCGAATCATAATCCTCGGCTTTAAGCAAATCTACACTATTAAGTAGTGCTTTTTTAAGCTGTTGGTTCTTACAAAATGCTGAAAATTCGGTTTCAATATATTCTGAATCTGTAGCTACAATTTTGTATGCTTCACGAAGTTGTTCTCTAATAGATACTTTTAAAACATCATTAGAGACTTTTTCGTATTCAGATTTTAATACCTCTGGGGTAGGAGTAGTATGATAATCGTTATAATATTTAAGGATATTATCAATTATCCATTTGTGTGCTTGATTATCGAAATAGCTAGAATCCAACACATCATGGATATTAGTTAAAAATTCTTTACGTTCAAGTAAGGAATGAATAACTTTAATTTGAAATGCTGGTCCGTATTTATTTAAGTCACTCAGGGTCATTTACAAAACTATTTAATGTTCGGAACTGATTGTTAAGCCAAAATTCAGGGTTTTTGATCAAATGTCTTAACCCATCTTCTTGATAGAATCTAAGAAAAGGTTTTGGCTGAAGCAAGGGTGGATTTTCTTCTATTAAAGAATTTAAATAATTTTCTTCAACCTCATTAATCATAGGATTATGTAGATTCATAATCTTGTAGTTTTTATAAAGATCTTTTTCTTGGAATACTACACGAGAATAAATTACATGCTCCTTATGTTTTTCAGCACTAATTTCTATAATATTATCTAATGTAAGAGGACGTTCTCCTAATTCAGGGAATAATTTGTGTAATTTTTTAGCTCCTAATCCCTTAATACCTGGTACTTTATCTGAAGAGTCACCCATTAATACTTTATAGAGAATAAAATTTTCGGGTAATACTCCAAATTTAGTTTTTATAGTTTCAGGAGTATAGTAATCTTTTTCAATAGGACGATATACACAAATTTTATTACTTACTAATTGAATAAAATCTTTATCACTTGAAACAATAAACGCACGTGAGTTATCATTGTTGTTAGTAATAGTCGTCGCTAAATGCGCGATTATATCGTCGGCCTCTACCTTATCGAGCGCTATGGTTTTTACAGGAAGACACTTTAAATAATCGATTAATCTTACAATTTGATCTACTTTAGCATCATGCTCATCTTCTACATCATCAAAAATCTCCCAGTTAGTAATACGAGACTGATGACGGCCTGCCTTATATTCTGAAAGAATGTTTTTTCGGTTCATTGATGAATTTTCTCCATCAAAAATAACATACATAGAAGTTGGTTGAATGGCATTTATTAGAGTCCCCAATGAACGGATAAAACCACCAAGACCACCTACGTGAACACCGTGCTCGTTTACAATGTTAAGCATGGCAAAGTTTCTAAAAAATAGATTTAGACCGTCAATAAATAAAACTCTTTCATGTGGTGAGGAGGGAATCTCCGGCTCCTTATCCATGTTATTGAGGAGCTCTAATAAATCATTATTTGCCATAATTTTATTCTGGTTCTTGGTCGTAAGTAGCTGTAGGGTCTATTGTATCAACTTCTTCAACAATATCAAATTTACCACCACCTAAAATAGCAGCCCATTCTTGTGAGTGAGCGTCTTTATAAGCTTTAAGTGATTTATCTTCATCAGTAATAAAACCATGAGGAGTCATAATAATTTTACCTCGGGTTGTAATACCATTGATATGGTTTTTATCAATTTGAAGATTAGTACGTTTAGCAAATTCAACTTGTTTTTTGTCTTTAATTGCTTTAATCTTTGAAGTACCAGCATTAGCAATATTACCAAATGTTACAACAAACGTAGCATCAAACCACATTGCAAAACCACCTTTATTCATCAATTTAGGCATTGACATAGGTGTTTCAGGTTTAGCTGTCCAAACTTTATTAATAGCTACTAATGTATTAGTGTATTGAGAAGATTCTTTACGAGACAATGTAATTTTTTGGTTTACATTATTACCAAATTGAGTTGACATTGCTCCAGCATTCCATTCGTTATTGTTCTTATTAGACTTAACAGACATTTCACAAGGTACTGAACCGATTGAATCCCAAAGGAATATTAGATCATAAGGTAAATTACCTTTTTTCTGTTCGTCTAATAAATCAAGAATAAACGCTGCTACGTCTTCAATAGTATGAAGATTTTCTCTATCGGCATAAATAAAATTACCTTGGTAATCAATCAATTCACCAGTTTCTTCATCCCATACTTCTTCCATTTCAAGGCCCATTTGTTGGCAATGTTCCCAATTCCATTTCATCTCTGTAACGATGAATACTGGTAGAATGCCTGATTTTTGAGCTGAAACTGCTGCTTCAATAAGTGCGGTTGTTTTACCTGTATCGGAATGTCCTCTAAGTAGACAGATATGACCTAAAGGAATACCAGGTACTGAAGTAACTTCTTGGAATGCTTCTGATAGTGGTAACCATTGTTGAGGTTTAAATTTTACACTACCACTAAGACCTTTTTTATTTTTAAAGTTACTTAGATCAAAGTTGTTTTTGATCTCGGCGGACACAGCCGCCGAGAGTGATTTACTTGCTTTTCTTGCCATAATTAGAATGGTAGATCATCACCTTCTTCTTCATCAAACAAACTATCGAACTTATCTAGTTTAGTTTGTTTAACATTTGAAGTTGAGGTATTAAGTGAATAATTAGTTTGTGGAGTATCATTTTCATCATCGATAATATCTCCTTCTTGAGGATCTTCCTCAGGTGCTAACCAAGATTCAAGAGCTGCTTTCATCTCATCATAAGGAACTTGTTTAAACACACTTTGGGGATCAACTTGGTTTTCTAACCAAGATTCTACATTACCACCATCTTCTGAAAGTGAAGAAACTTTCATTGAAGGAGAAGCTGTAGTACGGTTGTACTTAGTACCTGTCATTTCAGGTCCCTCTGTATTCAACTTAATATCACGTCCTGAAATTACATCAGTAAAATCACCTACTTCCTCATCCATAGCCATTTGAAGGAATGAAGAATACAATTCTTTACCGAACTGCCAAATTTTAACACCTTCATCTTCCATACCACGAACGATAACAGGAGCAAAATAACGAACTTTTGGTTCGAGTTTCTTAGCCAATTTCCAGTTTTCGGGGTTGTCAGTTTGACGAAGTTTTTTAGCAAACTCTACCAATGGATCTTTTTCACCGAAGTTAATTGGAGAAATCATTACTGGTTTTCCAATACCATAGTGGAAGTACAATTCACTAAATGGAGTTGATTTGTTAAACTTAGAAGGTACAACACGAATTGTTTGTTTACCTACTGATGGTTTCCAAAACAATGATTTACCATTGTTACCACTTGTGGAAGCAGGTTTTTGCAGGGCTTCCAAACGCTGCTTGATTACGTCTAAATCCATAATATAACTTATTTTTATTTGAAACTAAATATAAAAAACTATTTTTGGGGATCCAAGTTTACTTGAAATACATTTTATTATTTATTACTAAAACATCAACATCTGATTCTTCAAATAATCTCATAGCGTCTTCAGGTGTTTCTACTATTGGTTCCCCTTTAACATTTAAAGATGTATTCATTACAACCGGAATACCAGTTAAGTCTTTAAAATTTGAAATTAACTTGTATAATTGGGGGTTATCTTCTTCCCTTAAAGTTTGTACTCTTGAAGAATTATCTATATGAGCTACTGATGGGATTTCTTGTGGGTTTTTACAAGGTACAGTATGTAACATAAAAGGTGATTCAAAATCCATATCAAACCATTCTTCTTTATATTCATTAAGTACTATAGGAGCAAAAGGACGATACCATTCTCTAAATTTAACTCTAGAGTTTAAGATATCTTTCATATCTTTATTACGGGGATCACAAATAAATGATCTATTACCTAATGCTCGAGGACCAAATTCACCTTTTCCTTGATACCAACAAACAATCTTACCTTTAGCTACAGCTCCTGCTAATAAATTTAAATCTAGATTTTGGGGACTATATTGACTTTGTGGTTGGTGATTATATTTAAAACCTAAGTATGATAACTCTTTGTTAGAATAATTTTGTCTTGGGTATTGGAAAATATGATGGAGTAAATATAAAGCTGAACCAGCTGATATACCGTCATCTCCACAAGCTGGGAATAGGTGCATATTATTAAATCCTGTTTCGTTTAGAATTTTATAATTAGCATTACAATTTAAAAATGTACCTCCAGCAGTACATAAATTACCTCCATTAAAATTTTTAGATTCTTCAAATAACTGTTGGGAATACTCTACTAAGGAACGTTCAGTAATATATTGAATATCAGCAGCGTAATCCATTACTTCTTGAGTGTCGGATTCTTTTTTAGTAAATACTTCTTGCCATTCCTTTGTAAAGTGTTCATGGCCAGGTTCATTATTTACTATTTCTGATCTTTGGTAACGTATATAAGGGTATCTACCCGTAATCTGGCTAAATAACCAATTTATATAGATATGATCTTCTTCGGGGGAAGACCTTTCCCAAATAGGACAAGTCCATTTTTTCCAATTATCTTGAGCTTTTTTACTTACTTTACCATATGAAGATAATCCCATTAAAGTACCAGCTTTAATAGTACCTGGTCCTAAACCTAAAAATTCAGTAGCAGCATCATAAAAATTACCCATCATATATCCTGGGTATTTAAAAACATCTAACCAGGTACCTTCTCCTAAGAACATAGTACTACAATTAGAATGGTCATTCATAGAAGCATCTACTGTAAATACGGCTGCTTTGTCAAAAGGTGAAGTATAAAAAGTTGAAGCAGCGTGGCAATGATGGTGGTTAATAAAATAACCCGAAATTAATCTATCATAACCTTCAATTTCAATATTTAAAGGAATATGAAATTTGAAAGTTTGATGCCATGAAGCAAATGGGAAATTTATCCTTTCTATAGTAGAAGGTAAAGTATAACCCTTACCTTTTACCAATTCAACCCTAGGGGTACCTTCAATATGATTTAAAATTCTAGATGCTTGATCATATACCCCGAAAGTATTTAAAGGATAAGGTTCATTTTCTGGGGAATAAGCTGTTAACCAATTACAAAGATATTGGTTATAATACCCCATAGTAATATGATCTATGTCATCTAAAGTAAGATTTAATTTTGATAATACTTGGTCAAAAATTTCTCTAGGAAGTAAATGATCTTTTTTTATTTTAGTAAATCTTTCAACTGAAGAGGCAAATATAAGTTTTCCGTCTTTAATAACGGAAATTGAGGCATCATGCCCTGAATGAATTCCAACTATAACCATTTATAAAAACTTTATAATTCAATAATTGTGTGAATTTTTGTTTTAAGTTCTTTTAATTCGTTTTGCTGTGTAAGTAAAATTGTATTACGATAATGTTGCCAATCTACTCTAAATCGAGGGTCTACTACACCCCCATTTAAACGCTTAATCAATTCATTAAGAGCATTAATAGTATAAAGAGTATTTGTATCCTTTTTACGGTGTACTAAAATTGTGTTTTCTGGGATTGAAGAGACATTTCCTTGTTCTACATTATATGTAACAACGTATTCGTTATTGCTCTTTACGTGCAAAACGAACATTTTATTGTACATTATATCGTATCTAGCTTGCAGACTTTCTACTAAACTATCTAATTCGTCTAGATTAGTAAACGTGCAAAATAACTTATTATTCAAATCTATATTGTTTTGGGGTGAGTGTATATCTGACCCATAAATATAGTCGTATTTAGGCAAAGTCGTAGTTAATTCCATTTTTTTCTTTAATTTGTAACTTAAATTCTATAAAAACCTTTTTTATCTCGTCCAATATGGATAATTCATTTTTATCAACATCAAATAAAAACGAATCGTACGTATAAAGTACGAGTTTTGTATTTTTTCCTTTCAATAACTTAAATATACGAAATAATATTTCAACATTCACGCTCGTTTCCATGTTTTGTAAAACATAGTTAAAGAGCTTTTGTGGGTTCATGTTTTCTAATTCCCACTCGCAAAATTGATAACCGGAAATAGGTG